CTCAAGACCCGCGGCAACTATCACTTTCTCGTCATATGTGTTTTTCCTTTATTTTTTATATACACACACTTACAACGATTACAACGATTACAAACAACAATTCTCACTATGAAAATTTTTGTAAGCGTTGTTGTAAGCGAAGTGCTCGATTTTCGCAAATCTGCAAACTACGCTTACAAAAAGGTGCTTGACTAGTGATTTGTCTGACTCAACACTCTAAGCGTCGTGCAGAAAACACCTTCACTCGCAGATTTTCTGAACGTTGTCGACCCGCGCGCACCTGAAGATCTCCCGCCGCAGACAGAGCCATCAATTCTTGATGCACTCGACATCGATGACCCGACAGAATTCTGTAAAAAGATTGTTGGGTCTCGCGAATTTCGCCAATACATTATGAACGGTGTCGTGCTTGGTGATTTGCCTCCAGCTATTGGGTGCAGAATCATCGATCACGCATGGGGTAAACCGCCTGAACGTGTTGAGCATTCAGGGCCTGGTGGTAAGCCGATTGTCACTGAAATTCGACGCGTCATTGTGCAAGCGCCTGACCCTGATCGTTTTGATGGACCTCGTGATGAGACACCTAAGTTGCGTCAGGTGACTCATTAAGTGTGGTTGTGGCAGCGACAGCAACATCTTTAGACATAGAAACAGCGCCAGTTTTTGCTCCACTGCTTGAGCCTCATCGTTATAAAGGTGCTCGCGGTGGGCGTGGTGGCGCAAAATCTTGGTTCTTTGGTGAGCTGCTTGTTGACGATTGCATTAGACAGCACATACGCGCTGTGTGCGTGAGAGAAGTGCAACGCAGCTTAGAACAATCGGTCATGCGTTTGTTAGAAGACGTCATCACACGATTGAAAGTGGGTCATTTGTTTACAGTCAAAAATTCGTGGATTGAAGCGCCTCACGATGGCGTCATCATCTTTCAAGGGATGAAAGACGCGACAGCAGAGTCTGTCAAATCGTTAGAGGGGTACAATCGCGCATGGGTTGAAGAAACCCAATCATTATCGCAGCGCTCGCTCGATTTGTTACGTCCAACGATTCGTGAAGAGAATTCTGAAATCTGGATGTCATGGAATCCCCGTCATAAGACAGATCCTGTTGAGCAATTCTTTTGTGGTACGCCGCCCCCTCCTGATTCTGTCCTTGTGAACTGCACGTATAAAGATAATCCGTGGTTCCCTGAAGTCTTGCGCGCAGAGATGGACTGGGATCGTCGCCGCGACACGGAAAAATATCAACATATTTGGCTCGGCGGGTATGAAAAGAACAGCGAGAGTCGTGTTTTTAAGAACTGGAAAGTTGAAGAATTTGACTCGCCTGACGATGCAGCATGGATGCTTGGTGCAGACTGGGGATTTTCTGTTGATCCGGCGACGATGACACGTGTGCGTGTTGATGGCCGCAAGCTGCTCATTGATGCTGAAGCATACATGGTCGGGTGTGAGATTGACAGGTTGTCCGATTTGTTTGACGGGCTCGTGTGCGGGTGTCATCCGTTACGTCCTTCGTTGTGTAGAGCACCGAAATTACACGGGTGGGCGAGAGCATGGGAAAGCCGTGCAGATAGTGCGCGACCAGAAACTATTTCCTATCTGAAAAATCACGGTTACGCGCGTATGGTGCCTGCGACGAAGGGCCCGAACAGCGTTAAAGAGGGTGTCATATTTCTTCAGGGGTACGACATTATTATTCATCCACGGTGCACGCACACAGTTGACGAATTCACGATGTATTCGTATCGCACTGACCCATTGACTGGTACAGTCATACCGATCCTTGAAGATAAGAAGAATCACATCATAGATCCTGTGCGCTACGCAGTCGAGAAGTTGCGCAACGTGAAGGCTGAAGAGTTTGTCGCATGGTAACACGACGCGCGCTCTTTGGTTTGCTCGCATCGCTGCCGTTTGCGAAAGCGGCTGTGCCTGCGTTTACGTCTGGCGGCTATGTGCTAGGGCTGCGACGCAAAGGTGAGATGACATTCGCGATGAACTTCGCGCCACATGGTAGCGATGTTGTCCCTATCATGCTAACGCCGGGCGAATTAGTGTTGAACGGTAAAGAACTTGCACGTGCGATTGTTTCGCATTTACCTGAAGCTTTAAAATGAGTGTTGACCAGCACACACATTGTGGTTTGCATTTGTATCGTGATGAGGTTGACGTCACGCAGCCTGATGATGTTCTTGAACGTATTGAGCTGCGCGGCATGCATGCACGATTGTTGCTTCCATTGCCTGTGTGGCTCATACGTTTTTTGATTGACTTTAGATTGATTTGATGAGCGACGATATACCAACTGCCACACTGCCTGAATCATTGCTGCGCGCCGCAGAAACGAACATTTTGTTTGAGCGTGCCGCATTGTCGCGCGTGCTGGGCATGACGTTTGGCGACAAACGTGATGTCTATGGCGTGCTCGGGTATAAAGGTACAATTACAGCGTCAGAGTATCGCGCGAAATATGCGCGTGGCGGCATCGCCGGACGTGTGGTCGACGCAAAGCCGAAAGCTGTCTGGCGAGGTGTCGGCGATCTCTATGAAGACGAAGACCCAGAAAAGCATACGCCGTTTGAAGAAGCATGGACGACGTTAAACAAGACGTTGAACATTTGGTCGACGCTGCAGCGTGCACATATTCTTGCGTCGCTTGGTAGTTTTTCTGTCATTCTCATTGGCGCTGCAGGCGACTTGAGCACAGAACTACCACGTTCGACAAACGCGAAAGGTATTTTTTATCTCACGCCATTCGGTGGTGGTGTGGTGAACAACACGCGTGGCGCTGGTGGCGCTGATATTCTCGGCGCTGACGTTACGATTAAAGATTGGGATAAGAATTCGACGTCGCCGCGCTTTGGTCAGCCACTGACGTATCAACTGAAGCGTACGAATATTGATACGCCTGACACACAACGGCCTGTGCACTGGTCGCGCATGGTGCATATCCCTGCTGAAGGGTTTCTTGACGATGCGATCTACGGCCCACCGACGCTTGAGTCTGTCTGGAATTACTTAGACGATCTCGACAAAGTCGTCGGCGGTGGCGCTGAAGCGTTCTGGCTACGTGCAAATCAAGGGATTCAGCTTGACGTCGACAAGAAAATGGATCTTGCAGCAGCGCAAGCGAGCCTTGAAGAGCTGAAGAAGCAAGCCGAAATGTATGAACATCAGATGACGCGCATGCTACGCACGCGCGGTGTGAATGTGAATACGCTAGGCAGCGACGTTGCCGACTTCAAAAATCCTGCTGACGTCATTCTCACGTTAATTGCCGGCACGGCAGGTATCCCGAAACGTATCTTGACTGGCTCAGAGATGGGCGAGTTGGCATCTAGTCAAGATCGCGACAACTGGAACGATCAAATCAAAGATTGTCGCACGAGCTACGCATCACCTGTGTTAGTGCGTCCACTTGTTGATCGTCTCATTAAATACGGCTACTTGCCGACGCCAAAACAATACGAAGTTGAATGGCCTGATACAGCGGCGATGACTGAAGTTGAACAGCTTGACGCTGCAACGAAGATGATTGGGCTGAACGACCACGGTGAGATTGTTGTGACCGCGAACGAAGTGCGCGAATATCTTGGAATGGAAGAGTTAGACCCCCTAGTCGTTGCTGCCCAAGAAGAAAAAGATCAAACGCAGATTGCGCAATTTGAAGCCGCGCTGCGTAGAAGTGAAACTGCCACCTTAACTGTGAGAGGAAAATAATTATGACCGACGTGCACGTACCGACGACTGCGTCAGAGAAAGACGATCTACGTAAGATTTACAACGACATGAACGTCAAAGTCAATCCGGCCGGCAACGGTTTGGTGGCCTACAACGCCGACGGTAGTGTCTTGACGAAAGACAAGATGTCATCGTCGCAGCGCAAAGCGTTCGAAACGATGGAGCCACTGCACACGTTCAGATAATATGTTGCAGTTTACCATCTCTCCTCGCGTCGCGGCTGCTGTGCTTGTGCGCTTACGCACGCGCGCATTATCAGACCTCGCTCGCGCGGCCGCACGACACGAAGCGACGTTTCGGCGCATCTTCTTGACAGCGGTGCGTAAGGCGCAAGCGTCTGTACCAATGAGCGATCTTGTTGACGTCTTGTCACTTGGTCACTCTGGTACAGGCGCGCCGCTGTATCTATTAGAACCTATTATCGATGCGTTTCTCGAACCGACACAATTAACCGTTGAACATCGTCCGTATGTGCGTGCAGCAGAAACACGGCGAAAGCCGCTACGCGAAGCGTATGTCGATACGATGAAAGCGGGCGCGAATTCACAAACACTGATTGACATGTCGTTTGACGCGACGAACCCTGAAGCGATTGCATGGGCTGAAAAACGCGCCGCGAAGCTCGTCACCGACGTCACGAAAGATGTGCGTGTCGCGATTCGCATTGCGGTCGTTGAAGGGCTTGAGAACGGCATTGCGCCGATTAACACTGCACGTGCGATTCGCAGTGTGCTCGGCCTTACTGAACGCGATGCAAGCGCCGTCATGAAGCGACAAATTGAACTGATGCAAGCGGGCGTCAGTACGAAAGACGCGTCTGACAGAGCTGAACGCTACGCTGCGAAGCTCACACGCGCTCGCGCATTGACGATCGCACGCACAGAAACAATGTCGGCCGCGAACGAAGGTCAGCTTCAGCTCTGGGAGCAAGCGATTGAGGCGGGATTATTGACAGGGCGTGAACAGAAAGTGTGGATGACCGCTGACCCGTGCCCAATTTGCGAAGCGATCGAAGAAGCAGGACCTGTAGGCATTGACGAAGATTTTGAAACAGAAGAGGGAAGTTTTTCAGGCCCGCCGGCACATCCGAATTGTCGGTGTTCAGTAGGATTAGTTGAGTAGATGGTAAAAAGGGCCCGTAAAGATGCCGATGGCGATGCAATCCCAGGCCTCGGGGTCGATGCCTTTGGGGGTCAGACCGTAGACCCGACGCAAAACGTCAAGGACTTGATGAATGCATCGATCAAGTCCATCGCTGAAAAGGCGGACTTGCAGGCACGGTTGGCGGAGGTGAATCACCTTCACCTAAAAGAGATTGGCGCGTTGCGAGAACGCTACCAGGACACGGTCGGCACATTGCGCGAGGCGCACCAGGGGAAGATGCAACAGGCAGAAGCAGGGAGGCTGGATTCGATCCGACAAGTGGACAGAGAAGAAGTAGCCAAGACGGCGATCACTGCAAACACGGCTATTGCGACGCTTGCAAAGCAGACGACAGACCTCGCGACGACGTTGCAGAGCAGAGTAGACGCGACAGCGAATGCGGCTGAAGCACGTAGTTCGTCACAGTATAACGACATCACGAAGCGGTTGCAGGCTGTTGAACTGTCGTTGTCTGAAGGTAAAGGTAAGCAACAGGTGTCTGATCCCGCGTTTGATAAGTTGAACACACTTGTTGAACGGCTTGTCTCGTCACAAGCGACGACTGGCGGACAGAAGCAAGGCATGAGCGATGCTATGAAATTGATCATCACGCTCATCAGTGTTGCAGGAACTTTAATACTTATTGGTGGTGCATTTGTCACGTTGATTCTCTTTTTGAATCGCGTGCCAGTTCGATGAGAGCTATGAAATATCTACTATCTTTACTCCTTGTTTTGCCCGTGTTTGCACAGGAATCTTTTATTCCCGCAACCCCCGTGGTGCGCACTTCAAACGTCATTCACCTTTCAACCGTGCTGATTGATCTTGACGAACGTGCGGTGCGGATCGTATGGACTGACAATACGGGAGAACGTGGGTCGGCACAATACACGACACCAGCGCCAATGGATCATCCAAGTCAGCCGACTGGTCAGACGTTGATCACGACGCTCAATACCGCAAATTTGTCGACCAACTCTTTGGTCAAGCGTGTCCTACAGCGATTGCAGACTGATGGATATCTACCAACGGGGAGTGTGACTGGGGCGCCACAATGAGCAGCTTACTCGCACCGAAGCAACGTGCGACGTGGGATCGGATGAAGGCGGAGCAGCATCCGCTGTATCTGAACACGATTTCCAACACCACGTGGGAACGCTACTACGATTATGGGCGTTGGGAGATGATGCGCGGGTTGATAGATAACGACCCAGCGTGGCTGCGGCGAAGCTTCGAAGAGATGAAGCGTGACACGGCCAACTTCACACTCCTCCAGCAAGGACACATGCTTGGCGAGCTCCTCGGAGAATTCGCCTTGATGTATATCGAGTTGGAAGTCGTTATGTCGCCTGAAGAGAAGGCGGTGTTTGCTGATTGGCTGAAGGCCGGCGTGGCGCTCGGCCTGGAAAATCATCGGGTCTTTGACTCAGACGAGGATTGCGGGATTTATGTCGGTTGCGATGCCGTTGATCGGGCACTCGGCACGGCCTATACGCAAGGCGCGTATCACGACGCCACGACCGGCACGATGCAACCGATGAGCAAGATTCGTGAGGTGCTCCGGTTCTACGTCGAGGCGCTGGCCAAAGGCGGAACGTGGTGTGAATCGTCTCAATACAATTACGGGACGATGTACCTCTTCCTCCAAGGCTGTTGGGTTGCGGGTCTGGATAAGTATCCGGAGTTGACCGTGTTCCTTCCAGACCTTGCGCGCGACATGATGTTCGATCTGACACCAGACCTGAAGGATCGTTGGCAATGGGGCGATGATGAAGGCCCACATGACATCAGTTTGTATTATCACTTCTCCCAGATTCAGGCGTTGGTACAGTTTCTGCTGAGAGAAATCGGGCGACATGACATCGCAGAGGCGATGCGTCAGTTCGAGCTTGAGGTCTACGAAGCGAACGTCGACGTGCCGTTCTCAAACGTTGCACGGACCCCCGTTGGGATGGTGGTTCGACCACTGTTCGCCCGATACACCTACTGGCATGACCCGTATGCGGCAACGCGGCCATGGAAACCTGTTGCAGGAAAGTTTTTCGTGTCACCAGGTCAGGGTCACGTCAAGTGGAACGATGGAGACCACAGCGGGCACATCTATTTCACAGGCTTCAAGAACGGTATTGTCGATCATTCAGAGACGCATATCTTCGGAGATCTGAAGCTCTTCAAGAAGGATCATCCAGTCCTCTGGCATCCGATTGGATATGCACACGACGTGTTGTTCAATAACTTCTGCCTCTCGGCGATGAAATACAAGCCGAGTCAAGAGTCGACCGGCTTCGTCGCAGCGGATCATATCCCTGGAGAGATGGTCTACGCCGCCGGTGTCTCCGCAGGCTTTCCATACCTTTGGGACGGTGCGTATGCAGTCGGCTATGACAACTTCCATCATGAAACATCGCGACATGTGTTCGCACTGCTCGACGGACCTGACTCCGTGACGGTGGTCTTTGACCGCATTCACATGAACGATCCAAAAGCGGAAGCGAACTGGCCTACGTACAACGCATACCTGAAAGGCCTGATTGAAAAGCTGCCAACCGGCAAGCGGTGGGCGTGGCACATGCCAGTGCAACCGACGGTCGTTGGTAGTGTCATCAGGTGGCCAGGTGTTCGGATCGAGCGTGCCTATTCGACGATTCCACTTTCAGATCGGATCATCGACGAAATGCATGAAGCGTCGATCGATCCAAGCACGATCGCTGACAGCGAACGTAAGTGGGCCGTGTGGTCTGACCCAACGGCATGGCAAGACTTCACAATCGTTGCACATGGCATCACTGACAACGATGCCGTCATCTTTGAGCAGGTGACGAAGCAAGATGTCGTTGGCATCATCGTGCGGCGGCCTGGTAAAGACCCTGTAACGTGCGTTATCTCTGCTAAGCCTGGTCCGAGAATCCCTGTCACGCTTGGTGGTCAGTGGGGAGCCAGCATCATCTTCGACAAGACGGCGTTGAACAAGGTTGTCGCGGCGAGGCGCTTGACGGCAATTCCAGACCTTCCAGGCAAAGTGTTCATCGCTGATATGGGAGAAAAGTTGGTCATCTCGAACAACGGGCAAGTTCCTGTGCCAGTGCCGCCGGTTCCTCCGGAACCAGAACCTGTTCCTGTTCCCGTGCCGGTTCCAACACCACCTGTTCCTCCAGTTCGGATCACCGTCGAGAAATACGATGACAAGGTCAAGCCTGGCGGTCAGGTGACTGCTATGTTTCGTCTTGAGATTCCGGCGGACGGACGCAAGATTGTTGAGATCTGGATGGAGCTGGGTGACAAACGAACAACAGTCACTGCAACAGATGGCAATGCCATCGCTGCTGTCCGCGTCACGGCTCCGACGAAAACAGGAACATATGTTCTCAACCTCGGAGTGAAAGACAGTCTGGGCACGACGGACAGAACTGGTCGTCCTCGCAGTGTAGAAGTCAAATAAATGGCGATTCGTCAGAGTACTCAGTCGGGGAATACGAACAGTGTTCCATTTGCTTTTGGTTCCGCCGTGAATAACGGCGACCAGCTGCAAGTGACGAACGCTGCGCACGCGATTAACTTTGACGCTGATATTTTTATAGGTATTTCTCTCAGCTCTTGTCAGCAGACTCCAATTTTTGGTACAGCAGTAGGTTCTGGTGGAAGTCTTCCAGCCGGAAATTATGCTGTGAAAATTGCCGCCTTCAGCGGTGCTGGTATTACGACGCCTTCAGTGTCTTCATTTAGTGTCGTGATTTCTGCAAGTCAGAAACTGCGCGTGCCTCTGCCTGCACTGCCTCCAGGAGCTTCTTCGTGGTGTGTATATCTTACACAAGCGGGTGGCGCAGAATGGCGACGATATGCTACCGGTCAACCGGCCGGAAACTTTGATTGCAGCTCGGCAAATTGGGAAGATGGATCACTGCCTTTCGCGTCAGCTCCGCTTCCTGTTTTTGGTGACGCGTTTGGATATTCTACGCCGACGTCACACAGCGGTGGAATCAGCATCGCTGACGGCGTAAAGGTTACCTGCAAGGGCGATTTTAGTTTTCTTGGAAATTTTACGCGTGGAGTGGGTAGCATTCTTGAATTTGATGCGTCATCTTCGCCTAGCGGAGCCGCCGTATACGGTTTATTTTTTGGTACGGTTAACGCGCCAGGAACACCGAAGCTTATTTCTCGCGGCAGCTCGTCTGCTCGTGCGCGCGTTCGAGGAAAATCAGGAACGACTGCGCCGTTCATTGGACCAGCGACGCAGTTTACCGGCTTTAGTGACTGTCGCTTAGACTTACAGTGGGACCAGTTCTCAAAGCTCGGCGATGCGTCACACTATGCGCTATACGTCTACATGTTGAGTGTTTATACCCACCTACTTTCAGACGTGATATTTGATTCAGATTGTTACACTGTGAACTTTGTTGGTGCGACGCCTGATGGTGGGTGGAGTTTGGACCATGTGTCGTTCCGACAGACTGCTGGACAAACAATTTCCGGTCGTTCGTGTAACGTTGCGTTTCAACCAGGTAATAACAAGACGACAGGCGTGCGCTTAGTGAACCGTTGCAGTTTTTCTTTTCTGCCTGTTGGTTTTGGTCGTGGTGGTTGTGAATATCGAAATTGTTTCCTGTATGACGGTTGGGCGTTAGTGTCTGAGGGCCCAGGAGGGCCAGCAGACAGCGATTATTTTCTCAATAGCTCTTTCTTGCGTCTGAATATGCCTGGTGCAGGAACAGGGATCGATACGCAGTCCCACGAAGGTCAGGGAGACGATGTCTTCGGATACATAGACAACATTTCTGGCCCGACAACAATAGACTTCAACCCACACGGTGTTGGCGCAAGCGGCAAAGGTGTCGGCACAACCCGCATCCAAAACAACTGGGTGTGGGAATACAACATGGACAGCGGCGAAGGCGACATGTTTAAGGGGCCAGGGGGCTTCGGGACTGTTCGCTTGACGAATATTTTAATTCTACCGAATCGTGCTAATGCGCCTAGTGGAACGTTGATGACGTCTCCTGATGGCGGACCTTCCGGATATTTTTTGGAGATTGATCATTGCACAGCCGTTGGTGAGCAATATTGTGTGAGCTTGTCAGAGAACTTTCACAATGGCGGGAAGATCGCGAAGCTCCGTAATTGTCTCGTTTACTCTATTGTTGGCACTGATACGTTTCGTTTTATCGTCAGCAATATCCATGACACGCCGACCGAAGATGTTCTTGACACGCTCGTACCGTCAGGTTGCGATTACAACGCAGGCTGGAATTTGCGTAATGCGAGCGCTCCAGGTCAGACATTCTACAATACGAATTTGTCTGCGCCTGTTGGAGCACACGATGTTGATCTTGGAGACAGTGCAGGAGCGGACGTTGCGCTGTTTGGACCGAAGTTTGTTGATCCAACCCGCCGCTTTCAGAAGTGGGCGGAGACGGTGTTAGGAGCGACTGGCACACCTGCGCAGAAGATTACAAAAGGACTTGACGCGTTGCGTGCCATCGCAGACACGACAAGTGCGGACTACGTGCCTGGTTTATTTATGACCGATCCTGCGGCGTGGTGTCGTGCAGGCTTCGAGCCGACGGCTTCTGCTTTGATCGGCACTGCTGAGTTTGGCACAACGTTCGGTGCTGTCCAACCATTAGGGGGTGGGGGTGTTGGTAACAGAGTTATGGTTTTGGAGGCTGTATAGCAAATGCCGATAGCTCGCAGCGGATCGGCATACGGCAACGCAGCTTCAGGGTTTACTCTAGCTGTGACTGTGTCTATTGGCTCCGTCACTGATGGTCTTCTTCGTTGCGATGTGTATTGCGAAGCAGGTGATGACATCAGTTCTGTTGTGCTTGATCCGACAGGCGTAAATCTTGCATTCAGCTTGATTCGGAAAGGTGCTAGTGGCTTTGCGCAAATCTGGGCGAGGCTTGCACCACCAGCATTAACCTCGAAAGATATCGTCATTACGAACAGTGGCTTTCATATGGTCATCGGCGGGGCGCAATGTTATTCTGGTGTGAATCAGAGCTTGACGCCCGATGCTGCTGGAGATCAGGTCGATATTTTCCTCACGTCTGCAACGTTGCCGCTGACGACGATTGCAGACAATTGTTGGATGTTTGCAGCATCCATTCCTGGCGCGATGGTTGCAGGAGCTGGAGCAAGCCTTATTATAGATCAAAGCGATGGAGCAGGACAAGATCTGAATATGTTTGATTCAAACGGTGCATTGACACCTGCAGGCGCGAAAACAATGACCGTGGCGTATCCGTCAGGCAGTGGGAATTTCTACAGTGCGTTTTGTAGCTTCGCGCCTTCGGCGGGTGGAGGTGGCAGCGTTGACGAACCAGTCACTAGGCGCTTCGGCGCTGTTCCACACTGTGGCACGACAAAAATGCGTGGTGGACATCGTGGTGGCGTTTGGGGCCAGACAAAGTCAGGCCTTTCTATTCCAAAATGGCTTAGCGAAAGAGAGGCTGCCTAATGGCCGCTAGCGATGCAGTTCCTGTTCCGAAGAAGAATACAGCGTACCGAATCTATTTTCCAATCTTCGACAAGACCGGTGCGCTCGTATCAGGAGCCGCAGGTCTTGATTCTGAACTTTCAAAAGATGGCGGCACGATGACCGATTGCACGAACGAGGCAACTGAGATCGGAGCATCTGGGATTTATTTTCTCGATTTGACGAGCACAGAATGCAATGCGGATTGTTGTGCTGGCGTAACGAAAACCACAACAACCGATGCTAGACCGACTCCCTGGATTTTTTATCCACAGGAAGATGGAGACTTCAGGGTGGATGTCGTCAAGTGGGCAGGTGCGACAGTGTCGACCCTCGCTACTGCTGCGGACTACGTCAGCACGTTGTTTGGCACGGCCGTGGAAGGTTCTATCACATTTGTCCAAATGATGCGCGGCTTCGCTGCTGCGCTTATGGGCAAGGCTGACGGCATGGCTACAACGACAGGACACTTCCGTGATATGGCGGATACGAAGAATCGAATTACTGCAACGCAGGATTCGGACGGCAACAGAACGGCTATCACGAGAGACTTAACGTAGGAGTATTATCGATGGCTGAACCGTGTCCAAGGTGTAACGGCAACGGAAAGGTGTTACAGCCTGATCCGTCAGACGCTGAAAAGCAAGTAGCAACGGATTGCGCTTGGTGTAATGGTACTGGCGTGAAGGCACCTGACGATCCGAACGCTCCGAAGCCCGTCGTAATGATGTGAGAAATGTAACATTTATGATGCCTGTTGAACCAATCAACGAAGACGGATCGCGTTTGGTGGTCTTTGCGAAAGATCAACCTGGCTACATTCCATTGCCAACACTTATCGACGAAGATGGCGTCGTGACGAGTGAATGGGTGCTCACGCCTGACGAAATCAACTGTCTACTCAGAGGTGGGCGTATTCGTCTCGCTGTGCACACGTTTGATCCTGAAATTGGAACACCTGGCCATCATTTGCAGCCAGTGCGCATTGAAACAATTGAGCCTGAGCTGCAGGTGAAAGAATCATGACACCACAAATACGTCATCTTCATCTTGTCGGCGCGACAGGTGAGATTCGCACCGCGAAATATGATGGACGGGATCATCTTGTTGTGCCTGTCGTTGCCATGGTCGAAGGCGTCGTCTGGGCATCGAACAGTGAAGTGCCTGAATTCGTACCTGCTGAAGAGCTGGCTGAAACGCCACAACAATGGAACGGACGCGGTTGTTTTGCCGGCCATCCACGCGACAACAACACGCAAGTCACCGCGAATACGCCACGCACGCTTGAAAATAGCTTCGGCACCGTGTTTGATACATCGTCGAGTGAGCGCATTCTGAAAACACGACGGCTAGAAATGCGCGCGTATCTCGACCCCGCAAAGGCACTCGCACTCGGACCGAAAGAAATTAATGTTGTCGAGCGTTTGCGCGCCGGTGAACGCGTTGAAGTCAGCGTCGGCTGTTACGTGGAAGCTGAAGACAAAGACGGTGAATTCAACGGCCTCACGTATCACGGTATTTGGCACAATATCGTGAGCGATCATCTTGCGTTCTTAGGGGAAGACGAGCAAGGCGCATGCAGCGACACTGCAGGGTGTGGGGCACCTCGTGCAGCGATTCGTCATTGTATTTCAGCAGCAGGCATTGAAAGGCGGGACACTATGGCAGGACCAGCAACACCGACCGGCCCAAAGCCGTCACAACCGACAGGGCCGAAACCATCACCCGCGCCAACACCGCCTCCGCGCAAAGCGAGCGCGAAAGAGCTGACCGCATGGCTCGCACTTCGCGCGGCGGAAAGTATGAGCGATGCTGATGTGCGTCGTGCGATCGATAAAGCACTGCGCGCAGTTGAGCCGGGTTACATGGGCATTGACGCGGTGTATCCAGATGATGGGTATGCAATCTATTACGTGATGCCTGAAGAAGAATGGACGATGAAGCGACGTAGTTATACGCTCGCAGACGGCGTTGCGACGTTGAAAGATGACGCTGTCGCCGTCGAACCGACAACGACGTATGAACCTGTGAAAGCGGCAGCGTCGGCCGTGGCGCCTATAACAGCGCCTATTCGAACGACCGGTGGGCATACACCACCGAAACCAGCGGCAGCGCGGCCGCAATTACGAGCCAATTGTGGCTGCAACGAAGGAGACAGAATCATGGAAAAGACAGCAAGAGCAGAGCTTATCGCTGCGCTGGTCACGGACAAGCACAGCGGATTCAAAGATGGCGACGAAGCGATCTTGGAAGCGGCATCAGATGCACGTCTCGAAGAATTCCGCAGCGTTGCGGATGCTCACAAGGCGATATCTGGCGTCGTCACCCGTCTCGAAACCGAGAATCGCAACACGTCAGCGCGCGTGAAAGTGCTCGAAGACAAGCTTCGGGCGGCCGAATCGCCGATGACTGAAGACGACTTCAGAGCGAAAGCGCCTGAATCGATCAAGGGTATTCTTGAGCAATACAAAGCCGAAGAAGACGCTGTCAGAGCGTCACTCGTCTCGCAGCTCAAGGATCTTGGCGGACACAGCGAAGAAGACCTCAAAAAGAAGTCTACTGATGACTTGCGCATGCTCGCATCGTATGCGCGTGTCACAGTGCCTGACTTCAGCGGCATCGGCGTCGCAGCGAAACTCAAGTCGGCCGAGCAGAAAGAGAACTATGCACCGCCCAATCCTTACGAAGCGGGCATCAAGGCGTTGCAGGCGTCAGCAACCAAACACTAAGACGATGCAAGCATGTCTCTTATAGGGAGACACTTCATTGTCAAGGAGATTAGATCATGTCAATCACACGTAACAATCCGAACACGGTGTTTCTCGGTGGCGACCGCACGCAGATCGGCGACTTGGCGGCATCCGAAACCATCCGACCTGGTCACCTCGTTGATCGTTTCAACAACGCTGGTGTTATTCGGTGGCGTAAGCACGCAACAGCATCGATCGCGTGCGTGCAGGCGGTCGCCACTGAGCAGTCGATGCTCAACAAGGGCGTTGATGACGACTATGCGGCAAATGACCTGATGGAAGTGTCGATTCTTCACAAAGGCGCATTCGCGTGGATGTTCATCGCGTCAGGTCAGAACATCGTGGCAGGCAACAAGCTGGAGTCGGCTGGTGACGGCACGCTGAAAATCTTCGGCACCGGCGTCGTGCTGTTCTCAGCACTCGAAAACAAACCGACCGTGACAACGTTGACGCGCATCCGCGTCGAGGCAACATAGTCAACGGGGCTTAACGCCTCGACGAAGGAGACACACATGGAAAAGGAAATGCGGTTTATGGCTACCCCGAACCATCCTGGATGGCAGGGGAATAGTCCGCTGTCAGGCGTTGTCATGCGTGCATTGATCGAAGCCGGTGGTTGGGACATCGAAGCGATGCGCAAGCCCGGCTTTCGCATGATGGCCGAAGTTGAGAACGAACAGAAATTCAGAGCGCTCGCGCCGTTGCAAGACAAAGCGCAAGTGTTGATCGATCGTGCTGTTGTTGAAGTTGGTTTGCAGCGTCTGACGCTGGTGGCTGACCTCATGGCGGCAGGATTGACCTACAATCTGAACGATCCACTCAGCGTGACGCAGTTGGAATGGAATGCGTCAAACAAAGTGGGTGCGGCACAACGCACGATGTCACCTGCGGCACGCGGTGAGAACAAAATGCCGCAGCTCACGCCGAATCGTTTGCCGATCTATCTCACGACTGACCAATTCGAAATTGACATCCGCACGCTCAAGATGTCACAGCGAATTGGTACCCCACTCGACACGACACTCGTGCGCGCGTGCACGCGAGCCGTGAACGAAGCGATCGAAGACGCCGCAATCAACGGCGCCACGACTCTCGACGGACAGGATCTGAAAGTCGCCGGCTACGGTGCGCCTGGTATTCTCAACGCACCGAACGCAAACACGCAGAGCTTGACGGCTGCTGCGTGGACGACTGTGCCTGTCGGCGCCACCGTGTTCAGCGAGACGATGGCGATGATTAGCAAACTGCAGGCAGACAAGAAGTTCGGTCCGTACCGACTTTACGTCGGCACGCAGGTCGGCAATGCGCTCAGCACAGACTACAATTCGGGCACGAGCAATCCAATCACGATTCGGCAGCGCTTGCTGCAGATTGAAGGATTGGAAGCGATTCGTGTTGCCGATTTGATGCCTGCAGGCAACGGCGCATCACCGTCAATTGGCAACAAAGTCGCGCTCGTGCAGATGACGTCAGATGTCATCGATGTCGTTGTCGGACAGCCGCCGACAGCGATTCCGTGGACCTCACTTGATGGATTCATGATCCACAATCTCGTGATGGCGATCATGATCCCTCGCGTGCGCTCGGACTACGACAGCAATAGCGGCATCGTCGTCGGAACCACGGCGTAACAACGAGACGCGCCGGAGGAGTTACGTAGTAATCAAAGACTCCAGCAGGGGGCGCAGTTAATACCCTGCAGCGTTTGTTTTTACGGGAGGGTACAAACATGACGACAGGATCAACCGGCCCTGGCAATACGGCAAGTGCCGTTGCAGCGTCTGCTGCAGCAGACAAAGCCGCCAGCGACAAGAGCGCTGCGCTTGAAGGCGCAACGTCTGTGGCACACGCTGTGCAGCAAGTTGCTGATGCTGCTGTTGCAGCAATTGGCAAAACGAAGTCCGACGCACCTGGCGATTTTATCATCACAGGCAGCAAAGGCGGTGGCTTCACGATTCGTGGTGACGGCTTCAGCTCAGGTGGCACAGTGAAGTTCGGTGGTGCGCAAGCGCTCACTGTCGAATGGGGCGGACAGTTGATACGAGGGAAAGTGCCTGAAGGTATTAACGTTCCATGCGATGTGACCGTCAGCGTCGATGAGAAAACGGTGAAACGCGGTTACTTCCGCGGTTAGCGTTTCAAAATACGTGGAGAGGACAATCAGCTATGGACACACAATCTCGCAACACTGAGGGCCAAGCGCCACCTGTTGCCAAGAAACCATCTATTGATCCTCTCCGGCGTGTTTTTGTGCCAATTGAACATAAAACATCAAGAGGTACAATCGTATTTCGAACGACAGATAATCGCATGTATGCCCGAGTGGTAGATGGCTCGATACGTCGTGCGATTCCTAAACAGCGGGGGAAATCTGCGCGTCGCGCAGATAAACAACAAAGGAGACAAGCAGCTATGGATGCAGGAAGAGACCCAAGAACAGACAAACATCCAGAGACTGGTATACCGGGGTCAACGCCGAGCAAGCCGGGCGACGGCACGACTCAGCCAGCACCAGGAGGCGTAGGCACGGGCACGCACGGCGATCCGTCGAAAGAACCGGCTGCGCAGCCGAAAGGCGATCACAACGACGATCAGTAAACAACGCGAGCAGGGTCCACGTGTGGGCCCTGCTCACTTTCGCGTGGGGCGAAACGACAATGAAGGTACACATTCTACATCCGCCAGACGTTTTTGGTAGACGTCGTGAAGATGACGTTGACGAGTCTGAACTGATTTGTCTTGAGACTGTAATTGATAATGAAGACGAACGGGCTGAAATGATTGAGTATTGTTTCAAGGGTTGTCGTGGCATGGCGCATCGCACAGGCGTCCCTGATGCACCTTCACACTTCTGTAACGCGCACGTGCACCGCTCGGCGCACGTCACGAAGAAAAAATGGCCAGACGGTATGACTGGTGGCCTCGGTTCGTTTACGTAGGGAGAATGACTATGTTGAGACAACGCAAGCGACCGATACCTGACAGTTTTTACGGCATTCGCTGGGCGAACGTGCAAGCGATGACGTCAGCGTTTAAGCGCGATGTGTTGATGGCGCTGCATGCGTTTGGGGCAACAGAGATACGGGCAGGCACGACAAAAGACACGTTTAAGCTCGCGTTATATCTTGTGTCTGGATCGCGTGGTGCTGCTGACACAGTATACAACAACACTGGTGAACTTGCAGCGTCTGGCAACTATACACAAGGCGGCGTCGCGTTGACCAACGGTACGGATCCAGCAGTGTCTGGTACGACTGGCATTTGGACACCGACGGCTTCGGCGAGCTGGGCGAACTTAACATCATCTGGTGCATTTGATGCAGCCGTGCTCTACAACGACACATTTGCGACGAAGCGTGAGGCGGGCGTCTTTACGTTCGGCTCGCAAACGATTACGGCTGGCACGTTCACGTTGACGATGCCTGTCAACGACGCGGCAAATGCGTTGGTGAGGATCGGGTAAATGCTGAATCTTGCACTGACGACGGATAAAATCTCCATCATCACGTCGGCTGCTATAACGCTCGACGTGCATGCGTCGTGGGTTGATGACCTGGCTGATGTGATGACGCCTGGCAAGACGAACACGGCGATCACGACGGCAACGACCACGGATGTGGTGCCGTCTCCAGGAGCTAGCACCATCCGCAATGTGAAGTTCTTAAGTGCGCGGAACAAGCATGCCAGCCTTGGTGGTGATGTCACGGTGCAGTTCAATGCGAATGGCACATTGTTCGAGTTGATCAAGATGACGCTAGCGGCGGGTGAGTCGTTAATTTTTTTCGACGGCGTAGGCTTCGGAAAAATGAACAGTGCTGGCATGCCGGTGTCCATCAACAACGTCGGCAATGTCGATGTGCAAATCTTCACGGCCACTGGCGCGAACACATGGAACAAGCCAACAGCGTTCACACCGAAATGCGTCATCGCCAAACTGTGGG